GTGCTTCAGACCGTTAGGTACGTCTGTGGTCAGGAACCAGCCGTTGGTGTCAGTCAGGTAGTGATTGACAGCGTAACCGCCGGGAATTGCGCCCATTTGCTTGATGGCGTTGATGTCGTTATCAGCAGTAGACACACGAAGTTCGGTGTCCAACAGGCGTTTAGCGACGAACATCAAGTTCGGAGGGACAATCATCTTCACAGGTTTAGCTGCGATCAACAGACCACGCTCATCCGTCCAACCGGCGATCTGAATAACGGCGGCTTCCAAGGAAGTCTCGTTCAGGTCAACCTGAGTAGAAGGAGTGTTGCTGTTGGTTCCACCAGAGATCAGGGGGTGAGCAGCACTGAACAGAGCCACGCCATCGCCACCGGGGTAGCTGGAAGAGAAGCCGTTGTTCAGGACGGCAGCAGCCTTGACCTGTTTGGTGTAAGCCATAGCGCGAGCCAGTGACTTGGTGTAACGAGACGACAGACTGTCGTACAAGTTATCTTCAATCGCTTCTTCAGTGATTGAGAAACCCAAGGCGATGGTTTCGTGCGTATAGCGGGTTGTCCATGCTTCTTGCGCATTGTCATAAGAGATGGCAGAGCCTTCATTTTTGACAGGTGCGGCTGAGAAGCCAGACAGCTTGGTTTCTTCCTCGAAAGAACGCTCAGAAGTCTCCGTATCGTAGATTTCTTTGTGTTCTTCGCCGTAGCGAGAGTACTCCATACCGAACAAAGCGTTCAGTCCGGGGAGCAACTCTTTCAGCAGTTGTGCGCGTGAAATAGCCATTTATATGCTCCTTGATTAAACGCCAGTTGGGTTGAGGTATTGATGTCCACCGGCAACAGTTTGACTTGTTACGTTAGGAGCATTCCACTTCACAATGAACTCACAGAACTTGCCTGTGGAGTCTGCTGTGTCAGGAACGACATCAATGATGCGGATTGGCAATGTTGCTGTGGTTGTTGCGCCAGCAGCGGTATAGATCGCCACTTTGCTGTCACCGGTGGTGGTGGAGCCAGCGTTTTGAACCAATGCAGCATTGGAGCCAATGACTGTGCGACCCAGATAAGCGGGGAGCAAGCCAGAGGTTGCATCATCAGCAGTCGTACCAGCAACGTTGACCACTTTGAAGAGTTGGTCAGGATCGTCAGAAACGAATGCATAGATTTCAGTACCGGACTTGACGGCCAAGCTGGCAGGGTAGTACTGTGAGAACGTCAGTTGACCAGTGGTCGCGCTGATGTATTGACAGCCCATGAAAGTACCTATTGGGGTAGCAGTCGATGTGCCGGTGTCTACTTGAATAGTGCCTGTTGATGCGAGTTTCACCACATCGCCGTAAAAGATATTGGTGTTGTAACCAGTACCAGTTGTGTTAGCGATAGTGATTTGACGAGTTGCACCAGCAAACACCTGACCACCGATCAAATTGATCGGCTTCAGCCCGTAAGGGGCGTTTACTGTCGGATATGCCATTTATGGACTCCAAATTTAAGAACCAGAACCGAAAGTGACCTTCGACTTCTTATCGGCGAATAACGCCATATTTGATCGAGCATCCCTTTCACGAAGGAAATTGTTGTCTACCGCATCCATTGCTTGCTTGTTCTTGTCTTCAAAGTGTTTTGCACGTTGAACCATGAACTCCGCAGGGATACGACAAAGCAACAGACCACCTATTTCGATACCGCCTTTAAAGCGGCCTTCGATGGCGGCGTGCATCATGAGTTCGGGATATTCCTCTGCTTTGCAGGGTTCGTATCCTTCACGCAACTTTGAAGAAATGTTGCTGGGGTCTGCTGTCCCTAGCGTACTCAATCGAATGTACCGGTGCTTCCAGCCGGGACGTTCATCTGGCATTGGGAGCGCCTCTGGGGCGCTCCATGAAGTTGGACGGAACATTGTGGCCCGAGATTTTTGTTCACGGGTATCGCGGTTTTGTTTAACTTCATCCATGATTAAGCATTCCTTTTTAAGTTGGCAACCTGTTTCGCATATTCTTCAATGGGAACCCCAAGCCTGCGAGCTATCGCAGCTTCTGATGCCTTTAAACGAATGCGGTTGGGTGGGGTACTTCGGGTAGCAGGTGCTACGGGCGAAGTTGGTTTTGTTGCACGGCGGGTCGGTCTATCGTCCTCGTCCGGTGTCTGACTTTGGTAGGAGGTGTCATCAACCTCATGGCTCTGATCATCTGTGAAATGCTCAGGAAAACGTTTGCGCATCGTCTTATCGATGGTACGGAAATACTCTTCAGTACCCGCATAGCCGTCACCATATTCCTTTTTCAGTTTCCTGTCAAGGCCCATAGCTGCCATTGTCATTTCGTCGTCTGCTCCGAACCAGTCTGAATTGCTGTCAATCCATTTCTGCGTGCGTGGCGAGACGTTGGTTTTTTGGGTTTGCTGGGGAGGCGGAATATCCGGCTCGTCGATTGGACGCATTTGTTCTGCGCGGTCAATTCTCAGGGTAGCCTTGGTGATCTCCATCTGGGCATCTGCCACGCCGTCCGAATCACCGGATTCGTAGGCTTCTTTGTATTTCTTTTTGGCTGCGTCCAGTGACATCTGAGCGGTGGATTTGTTCTGCTCAATAAAGACTTCGCTGCCGGTTTTGAGTTGTCCCTTTAAACGCTGGTTTTCCTCGTAAACCTGACGGGCAAAGACTTCTGCGGCCTCACGTTCCCGCACAGCCGTTTCTTTGGCTCTGCGTTCATCGTGGTAGCCACGGGTAAATTTCTTGATTCTGCTTTGGACTTTCTCGTCGTAGGAGGAGAGTTCGTCGTCTGTCGGATCATCTGGAGGCGGGGCAGACTTGCGTCCGCGATCCGAGGCAGGGGTGTCATCCTCTACTTCAACCTCTAAATGCTCGTCCTTTTCAGCGGCCTCTTCTCTTTCATGAGGGAACTTGAATTCCTCTTCAATCATCATTGTTGCCATGTATTACTCCTTATGCTGCGCGGGTTATTCCGCGCGGGTCTTGCACGACCGCTTCGACCGAGTCATCGTTGATGATTCGGAATTCACGACCATGTATCTTCAGGCGAGTTCCTGAATTGGGGCGGACGATGATGAAGTCACCTTCCTTGCAAGATGCACCACTGGGGAAGCGAGTCACATCCTTGTAGGCATCGGGGCCAAGCTTGATAACGAACAGGACTGGAGTCAGAACCTCTTCGTAGTGCATGGTTTTTGAGTCTTTAATCAGACCCACTTCACTGTCTGAGTACTCTTCCATTGCTTCAGGAACAACGCACAGAAGGCGGAAGGTTTTAGGATCGGGCAACTGCTTGGCTTTTTCTTCAGCACTCTTGTTCAGAATGCCGGTCAAATCGACGGCAGCGGTATCAAATTCAGTCATCTGTTAACTCCATTTTTTGCGCAAGGTCGTTGATGATGTTCTCTGCGTGGTTCAGACCCCGAATTACCCCGCAGACATGACGATATTCGTCAAAGTTGATTGCTCTTCCGGCAGCAAGGAAGTTTTCGTTATCCTTGCGTAGCTTCTCGATTGCATCTACGATGTATTGCAGTATTTGCGTTTCGTTCACTGTTGTCCTTTCTTGTTGCTAGGCGGTTTCTGCGCTGCCCGTTGCGCGTTTTGCACAGCCATTTGCGCCCTGTGTTTTGCAGCGTCAATGCCCATGCGGACTCCTTCGGTGTACTGTTGCTTGTTCATCTGATCCATCTTTGCAGCAGATGTAGCAGCCACCTGCATAGCGGCGATTTCTTTCTGAGCCACGATCCGGGATTCTTCGACCCTGATCTGGTCTGCCTTGGCGGCAGCGTCCATTGCCTGCTTTTGTTGCTTCAACTGCAATTCGCTCTGCTTGAGTTGCAGTTCTTGCATCTGCATCTGAACAATCGGGTCTTGCATTTGTTGCTGGGCCTGCTGTTGCTGGGCTTCTTGGGTGTTTTGTTGGAATAGCTGCTTTGCAGCGTCCGCAGCCATGATGGCGATGTGATCTGCCATCTCTGGCGGGATTTGCTTGTTTTGCTCTTCAACAGGGATGGAGATGCCCATCCGCTTCTCAATTTCCATGCGGTACTGGAACCCTACGTGTTCGTTGATGTGGGCCAGCATTGCAGCCTGAATCATTTGAGCCTGTGGGTTTTGGGCGATGATTTGGGCGATCTTTGGGTCTTGCATTGCCATCATGTGGACTTGGATGTGTGCC